GAATGTATTTGTTCTTGTGTAACCTGTACCCATTACCTTAAATCTCCCATTCCAAAAGTAACTGTAAAACCCTGTATACTGTGACTTGCATTTGTATCTTGTGCAACAAATCTAAAAGAAATTGATTTACCTGATCCTGTAAATGTTGATGTTTCTACTGGAGCAGGGTTTCCATCATATATTTGTGTAGTATCATATATAGCAGAACCATAAACAGCTGCAGGACTTTCGTTTGCTATTGTTAAGTTTGAAGGAGTTAATATTTCGCTGTCATCAAAATCATATACAATACCTAACGATAAAGAGTTAACTCCCTCTGATCTTAAATAAGTAGAAACATCATAAAAAGTTTTACGTCTTCTTGGATCTCCAAAATACAAGTAAGGAGTTTGATAAATACTTAGTATTTCAGACCCATCAAAAGATGTTCCTGATTCTTGTACATGGACTTTGCCATTTGAATCTCCATGTATAACTCTTTCTGTTGTTCCTATATAAGCACTAGCAGCACAAGTTGCATCTATTCCAAAAAGAGTTCCAAACTCAAAACCTAATCCACCTTGTTGACTTCTTAAACCACCTAATACTCCTGTAGACCCCGAAGTAGAAAAGAAATATCTAAACTGTGATTTAGACCTAACAAGAACAGCAGATAGACTTGATAATGTTTCTGTTTGAATAATATTTTGTAATGTTTTATGTATACTTGTAGAAACAGTCTCTAAATTTACGTCACCAATTTTTGCTGTACCTCCAATAGGTCTAATACCATCAGGACCAAGAAAAATTAAATCACCACCTATTTCTATTACACTGTCTGTAGCTAAACAACCTAAATTGTTTGTAACATTTTCTAATACAAAATCTGTTCTATTGTTACCAACAAGTCTTTTAATATTATTAGTACCAAAAATATAGAGAATATTACGAAAAACTTTTATAGCTACAATATCAAAACCTACATTAAAACTTCCTGCACCATTAGCAGGAGTAAAATCAGTTTCAGCTAGTGGAGCACTAAAAAATAACTCATCTTTCTTTGCAGGATCACCTGCTAAAAATAAATGGTTTTGATAAACTTCAGATATTACTGGATCAGTAGGAGCATTAGAATCTGTTATCTGTGTATAACTACTTCCATCATAGGTAGCTGCAGGATTAATACCATCTGTAAGCACAACTTTAGGAGAACCAAAATTTAATTCAGTAAACCTAACTTTGCTAACACCTGTCATAGTAGGTGAGCCTGAAGTTGATACTGCTGTCCAACCAACTACAGTAGGAGCACTACTTATATTTGTACTTGTAGAAAAACTATCATCTGAAATAAAGTTTCCATTTGTAAATATAGTAGTTGGTAGCTGTCCAAAATTAACTACAATTGTATTAGAATTTTTTGATATTAAAACTCCAGTTGCACTTGTAACTGTAGATGAATCATCTGCGTCACTTCTTTCAGTTAATGTTTCTCCAACTGTTAAATTAGTATCTGCACCAACAGTAAAAGAATAATAATGATTATAATGATGTAAATAATTGTTTCCTGAAGAGGGTGTTCTACAAGCTAATATGCCTTGATTAATTCCATCTACAATTGCTAGACCCAAGACTGAACCAGTACCTGTAACTGTACCATAAGAATTTGCAAAACCACTCATTCTTCTATAACCACCTTGTAAGTCTGGTTCATAGTTAATTAACTTTGTAGCACTACCCGGAGATTCTTCTCCTTGAGATAAAACATCTCCTGTAGTATTTAAACCACCTCTGCAGATTGCTTTAAATGTTTGTATTTGATCTGCCATTAAGAACTACTACTTACACTTAACATATGAGAAGAATATTTAGGTCTAGTAATCATTGTAGATTCTACAAAAAGAGGATCATCAAGTAGTATTCTACGCATAGCTTTTATACCCATCATAAACTTTTGTTGGTGTATTTGAGCACTTTGTTCGTTTGATCTAAACCTCATCATATAGACCATAGCACCATCAATAATAATATAATTAAATCTTTCAGGTATAATAGGGGTATCATAAGTACTGTCTGTTCCATCTGTTGCAGCTCCTGTACTTGCATTTATTCCCATAGGATTAGGAAACTTATAGTAGACATAATCTACAACATATGCTGCATTAGGAATAGGTGTTACACCAAACTTTTCTTCTGCAGTTTGATAGACCATAGTAGGAGCAGATCTACCTGATTCTCCTGATGCATCTTCTAAAGTTCTATAATTTCTTGTATAACTTTCAAAAGATATAGCAGGAAGAGATTTAGCTGTATTTGATTCAGAAGAAAGAGTTTTTAAATAAAAAGTATCCCAATCCACTGTAGACATATCACTTTGGAAATCATATGTTCCTGTACCTGCCGTAAGTGTTTGGGAGTATGCAACTTTTAAAAATGGAAATTGATGACCATCTTGAAGTATTTCTCTAACTGAACTATTAACAGCATCTTTTGCAAGAGCTTGAACATTTTTAGCTGTAGAAAAAGTATCTGTAGTAAGAACTACCTCATTAAGTCTTCTTAACAATTCATTTGTTAATGATAAAAATGTAGTGGCCATATATCATCCTTGTTTTTGTTAAAAGAAAGGGCAAGTTTTCCCTGCCCTTTCACTTAATATGGTTAAGCTAATTGGTCTCTATCAACCGTGTCAGCTTTACCTGCTGATCCTACATCATTACAGTCAATTACACAAGCATATACTCGTAATCTTCCTGTAGCAGGAGCTGCACCTGCAATCAAACAATCAATCGTATCATCAGAAGATACAAATTGAGTAAATGTTGAGGCTGCACCTGTAGTAACATCATTTGATTGTCCATTTGAACCTTCAGCACAGAACCCTGTTGAGGTAATGTCAGCACCATCAATGATGTCATCACCTGCTGCAAAGTCCATGTCTAAAGTACAACTGGAAGTAAATGCTTTCTCTACTTCAGCACCTGCAAAAAGAACTAGTGTTCCTGCAGGAATTTCAAGTAGTTGAAAGATATCACCATCTGAACCAGAATACCCTTCTGCTGCAAGTGCATCAATGTCCAAGTAAGCTTGAATCATTCTCATTGCACCCATACCAGTTTGAGAGGGTAAAGCTGCAATAGAATTAGATGATACTCCAGTAGTACTGGAAGAAGTCATATCATAAGTAGCCATTGTTTAATCCCTCCTTATATTCCAGATACATAGTATGCTCTAGAAAGTGCCTCTGGTTTGAGGATCTTTCTGCCATACAAATGCATACCACGAACAATGTCAGCAAAGCTGTCAGGGTCACGGTAAGTTTCTGTTTTGTTAATCTGCTCTGCAGTAGCTACAGCAGAAGCATGACCTGCACAAATTACACCAAAATGTGTAGAACCTGTAGCAGTTGCACCTGTTGCACCATTACCTTTAGCAGGAAGATTATTAGACATATAAACTTTAAAACCATGTACATTGTTTAGGATAAGTCCATTTTGTAGACCTGATCCACCAAAGTCAGCATTAAAAAGTCTTGAGTCTTCATCCTTCATAAGCTCTGCAAAAACTGGATCTACAACCAACCACCGTTCTGTACTAGGAACAAATTGTTGATCAAGTTTCCTTGACATTCTTGCAATAACAGCTAAAGGAGTTGCATTAGCAGTTGTTGTGTTAAGCGAATCACCACCTGCTCTTGGTTTAACAACAATAGAATTACCTGCTGTACCACCATTAAAGTCATTAGCATCAACAAGCATAGAGTCTAAAAGTTCATTAGATTCTGCACTTGATACAGCTTTAGTTCCTGAAACTGTGTCATTAGCTGTACTTGCTACAGAACTAATGCTTGACTGCTTCCAACCTGCCATATAACCTAAAACTTCTTGGTCATACTGATCAGATAAACGGTAAGCAGCACGATCAGATGCTAAACTTCCAAAGTTCACATGAGAGTGAGCTTCTTCAATATCATCAACTTTAAAAGCATAGTAGTTTGCTTTATCAATTACAAGCGAGAAATCCTCGTCATCAAGGTCTTGAGGAGTAATTTGTGTTCCTCTAGCATACTCTTTGACGGTAATTTCTGGCTCTTTAATAATTCTGACGGTATCTCCCATAGAAGAAATCTCGCCAAAATAGTCAGAATTAGTCACTTGTCCTACGACAGTGCTTTTCCGTAAGGCTAATTGAACCTGCTTGGAATAGATAACTGGTGAAAAGTTACCATTCGGCAGATTACCATAGCCAGATGCAGTTTTAAAAGCCATAATAAAATCCTCCATATTGTTTGGCTTAGTTAAAAGCTAACCTTATAGAAGAGGCTATATTTTCTAGAGTGCATTCAACAGTGAAATAGCAAGTCTCAAAGTCAATGGGTCTGTACTTATATAGGTGGTCTTTTACTAGTTTAGTCTTCTTATTACTTATACACAAAGGTAGTCTATAGTAGAGGCTTTATGTCTAAGGGGTAGTTATACAGATAAATTCTCTTTTGTCAAGTCTTTATCTAGCATTTCCTGATAAATCATAGATTATTTTACCAGATCTGTGTGCTTCATTTATTTTATCAGCATTCTTTTCATACTCTGCATCTGACATTTTAGCTATATCAGACTCTTTAATTTTGTTTGATTCTCTCTTC